TTTGCCATTTTGAAAATCTCCTTGATTTATATTGGATATTTATAATTAAAGTTTTTTAATGAAGTTTTCAAATATGCGTAGACTTACTTTTTCGATATCCTGTTTTGAAGCCTGTTTGACTTCTTGTACTGCTCTCGAATAATCTACTTCGGTCCAAACGCCATCTACTAGCATCCATTCTTTACCTTCCATGATACCTTGTACAAATGCACCTGGTGCGGAAGGATCTGCTACAATATCTGCCGCTGTGGCTAGATAAAAATCGGGCTGAACTACACTAACACCTTCTTTGTTCAATTTTAAAGAACCCATACCTCTTGACGATACACCTAATTGTGCGCCACCTTCAATCAAATTTCTTGCAATGTTGCCCATAGGTGTGTCGAGGATTTTTGCTTTACCGATCCATTGTGTACCATCTTCTTTCAACGATACAATCATATGTGATACACGATCTAGATTGATTGATGGTGTCTCAGGATGTCCTAATTCACCAAACGCACGTTTCTTATCAATGTATTCCTCTGTATATCGAGCGACCTCTTTTCTCATGGTATTGTATTCATACAATCTGCCATTGCGATTTTTCTTTTCGGCAACCAAAAAAGGTCCTTCGATATGCAAAGCCTTCTTGCCATCTGATTCTTCAACCAGATAACTAACTGTTTCGGTAATTTCTTTGATGAGTTTCATCTTTATAATCCCATTGATGACCGTCTACGCATAGTCATTGTTCTTTTTCTAATTGACTGTCTAAGCTTAGCACGGCGTTTAAATTTACTTTTTCTTGCAGCTAACTTTCTATTTCTTCTTTCTGATGGTGACATTCTTACTAATTTGCCACCTCTTGTCGTATACCCTTTTACTGCTGATAATTTTTTACGTCTTTGTACAACAATACGACCTTTTGCATTTCTTCTAAAACGAACTTTAATTACCTTTGTTCGTCCTGTTTTTACCACATTGGCTTCATCTAAAACATCAAACATTGATAAAGCAATTTCAGCTTTTCGATGAGTTAACTTTTCATCAGCTAACTCATCTAATTTCTTTTGTAATATTTCTTTAGCTTCTAAAACATTACCGTTTAATAATTTAGAAACAAAATCTTTCATTATGGTTTTAATGAATATTCACCATAATTAAATGCAGCAGGATCATTAAAGTGTCCACGCTGATACTGTGCATTATCTTTTCTTAATTCTAAAATAATAGTGTATGTGGCATTTGCAACTTGACCTTTGGTTACAATGCTAATGTCGCCATTGTTGTTTGCTGTAACAGAAGGATTTTTAATTGTTATCCAGTTTCCTGCGCCGTCATATTCTCCGTTGCCTTGTAAAAACAATAGAGGTACACCACCACTTGGACTTCCACTTGAAATGTCTCGCCAATAAAGTTCTACGCTGCCGCTGCCGGTATCAGTATCATACCATGCACGATTTAATGTTAATCCATAATATGATAATCTAGTGTTTGCTGCGCCACCATGTATGTTTGCAACAGGAAAACCATTGGTTGCTAATGCACCGTAAAGTGTGTTAGCCTGAATTCTAGCTAGATTGCTCTCTTGTCCTGTTCCATCAAACGCACCAGTTAATTTAATAACTGCTGTTTGTGTATCATCTTTTAAAACTTGATATGAAAATATGTTTGCCATTTTTTATTCCTCTGCTTGTATTGGCGCTTGGCCAGACCAAGCTAAATTGCCATATGGTATTGTTACATATTTATTTAACTTATCTATGTGGTACAACGCAACTCTACGGCCATCAGCAAACTGTCTAACTGAAACTCTTTTCATCAATAAAACTGACGGGGGTTCCATTGTTGGATGGTTTGATTCACTTTTGATTTGTTTCAGCGTTTTCAACTGGTGTATCCTGTGTTGTTGTTACTTCTTGTTGTTCTTCTTCTTGCTCATTGTTAAAATAATTTTGAGCAACCGCTTGTTTTGCTGCATCTAAATGTGCAGTAACTTTATCATGGATTGCAGAATACAATGATTGTCTAAATTGAACTGCATCATCATTTTCTGCATAATCAACAATTTGTCGTGTAATATCTGTCATAATATCTCCAATAAAATATTTATAATATACGTTTTAATTTGTGAAATGTAGATTCTTCATTTGTAGAAGATCTTTTTGCTTGTGCTGCTGCTAAATCTTGTTGTGCCTGAATGTCATCTGGATGTGTAGGTTGTGATGGTACTTGAGCCATCATCTGTGCCTGTGCCACATCATTTGTAACACCAACTGGCAATCCAAGGCCAGCTTCTTTTTCTTCATCCATTTGTTCTTGCATATCTTTAATTTGATCATCAGATAAACGAAGAACATTTCTTTGTATCCATGTCTGAGAGAAATAACGACCGGTGTATGGATCAACCAGTTGTAGATAAGCAAGACGCTCTTTCATCAATTCTGCTTCTTTAAGTTCTTTAAAGTTGTTGTCTTTGATGAAATCATAATATATGCTTTCTCTAAATTCTTCCCATTCTTCTTTGGTACAAATACCTTTAAGAATACATTGTGTCTTTAATGCTTGGTCAAATAAATCTGAAAAACGATTACGCAGACGATCAACAAATTTTGAAAACTTTAATTCATCACGAGTAATTTCATTTGAACGACCAAGAGAAAAACCTGATGTTTCTGGATTTAAACGAGAAACTGGAACAGATAAAGCTTTATATAATTTCTTTTCGAAATATTTTACATCTTCTAATTCGCCAAGATTTTGGCCACCAGGTAGAGTATCAATTTCCGTACCTTTGCCACCTTCACGGCGAGGTAACCAAAAGTCTTCCATCATTGACAAGAACTTACGATCATCTCGAACCTCACCGGTGTTTGCATCATAGACAAGTTTGTTTTTATACTTGACCATGATATCACGGAGGTATTGTTCTGCCTTTAGTTTTGGAAGATTACCTACATCGATATAAAATATACGGCGTTCTGGTGCTCTAGAAATACGGTAAATAACAGTTGCATCTTCAATCATACGCAACTGATTTAATGGTTTAATTGCCTTGTGCAAGTAAGAAAGAACGATTGCACGGCGAGAATCCATTAAACCAGAAACAACATTGACAATAGAATCTGTAGTAATTCTAACACCTACAGGACCAAAATTAGACGATGTTCCTGTTGTTACTTTATCGTTGTAGATGTAATATTCATTTACAACTTTTTGCATTTCTACATTGGTATTTGGATCTTTTACTTTTTTAATCTCACGAACTTTTCTTAGTTTTCGTGGATCAACATAACGAAGTTCTTTAATACCTTGCATTGGACTTTGACGGTCAATAATCATATGATAATACAAACGACCATCAACATAAAATCTGCGGAATATATCTTGTGACATATTCTTATAATTTAACAATCTCAATACAGTTTTAAATTCTTCTTTAATTGCATTTTTAATTTTATCTGGTTGATTTAAATCATCAAGAATAATCTGTACAGTTTTACCGTTATCATCTTGGCATATGGCTTCACCTATGATATCATCAATTGCAGATTCTATTTCTGGCTGCATAGCCATTTCACGATATCTTGTGATTAGTTCTACATCATTTTTTGCGGTGCCGTCTAGATCAACATATGTACCATAATAAGCGGCAGAAGTAATAGTGAGCGCTCCATCTTCATTTGATGGAGGCGTGAAAGATTGTTGCACTTCTTCATCTTGTTCAGATTTATTTCGTGCAATCGTAAAACCAAAGAGTGAAAATTTATTTGCCATCGTATTTTATATCCAAATCAAAAAAGCATAATAGAGAGGACCGAAGTCCTCTCTGTAGTATAATAAAAATTTAGGTTGTTGTATCTGTTTCCCACCATTGATATGCAAAGGTAACAGCATATTCTTCAATAGTGTCATTTGAACCCCAATCAAGATCAATTGGAGCCAAATCTAATGGGTACATACCAACAAATTTATATGTTTTCAAAATTTCGCCAGTTTTGGCAAATTGTTTAACAACCGCATCAACAGTATAACCGCCAGGTCCTCTAGCAGCTGGATTTCGCAAATTTGTTGCGTGACTATTAATTGCGTTCATCCAAGATTCCATACTATTACGAATTGTAAAGTCCTCATCGTTAAGAATTTGAACTGTCCAATCTGTAAATGATCGATTGCCTGCAAATTTAATTTCACGACCAAAGTAATAGAGTGGTACTTGACCTATTGTAGAACCTGGCAACTGTGCAGTTTTACACATAAAAACAGATTTCTGTGCTGCTGCGATTGCGTTGTCTGCAATTGTTGGAATTGTTAGAGTCACTTCAAATAAATTTGGGCGAGCGCCGTCATTTATCATGTTTGATCTAAATTCTGCTACATTGAATGCCATTCTTTTCTCCTATATCGTTGAATTATTTATTAGAATCTACCAACGACTTCACTAAAATCAACACCAGTTCTAACAGCAACGAAGTTCAACTGGATAAAGTTGATTGAACGAGCAGGCTTAATGTAGATATCGCCAACAAATTGGTTAGAATCAATAACTTGTGG